GAAACAATGGCTCTAAGGGTGGTAGACCTAAAAATAATACAAAACCATTAGGTTTAGCTAAACATAACCTTATGGAAGATGTAAATGAAAATGAAAATGAAGATATAAATATAAATAAAAGTAAATGTACTTTTGAAGAAGTTTACGAATATATGGCTATTAGGATTGGAAAAGAAAATGCTAAATTAGAAGCCGAAAAGTTTGTAAATTACTATACGAGCAATGGGTGGAAAGTAGGTAAAAACCCAATGAAAAGTTGGGGAGCAGCAGCAAATAATTGGATAACTAACACTAAACAATATGCAAAAGGAACTACAAACAATAAGTCAAAACTTAATAAGCACGAACTCGACAACCTTAGAAACTACAACTATATCCACTCTACTTCCTATGGAGAAGGAGATTATGCAAAGCTTTTCGGGGGAGAGGGTACGCAATCTGAACTCTACCATATTTAAACAAAACCTTGTTTACCTTATGCAGCTTGTAGGTATTAACAATCCTGGAGAAGTTAAGTTAGCAATTTTAGAAGATTGGATAAGAAGCCAATACGGTAACTATACAATAAACGAAGTTAAGGTAGCGTTTAAGCAAATGGTAGCCAATGACTTTATAGACCACTATCAAAACTTTAGTCCTGCTTATTTTAGTCAGGTAATGGATAGATACAAGAAAAAAGCAAACGAAGTAAGAAAAATGATGCCACAAGAACGAGTAGAAGCAATCCCACACTTAACCGATTTAGAGATAATTGATTACTCTTACCAAGAATATAAGCTTTTAGAAAATAGAACATTCGATAGGTTGTTTAACCCATTATCCGTATTTACAAAGCTTAATAGCTCAGGCATCAAGGTATGGACAAAAGAAGATGGCGCAAATGCTAAAAAGAAACTTATGGAAATTATTACCTACAAGGCTAATAAAATGGACATCATAAGCGCAAAGCAGTACCGAGACGAATGGACTGAAAGTTGGCTTAAGAACCAGGCTCGAGCAGTTGCCGTAGCATTATTTTTTGATTTGCAAATTGCTAATAATAAAACTTCATTCAAATGAGACACGGCAGTTTATTTAGCGGAATAGGTGGCTTTGATCTGGCAGCAGAATGGTGCGGTTGGGAAAACGTATTTCATTGCGAATGGAACACCTTTGGACAAAAAGTTTTAAAACATCACTTCCCAAATTCAATATCTTACAATGACATCACAAAAACAAATTTTACTATTCACAGAGGGGCAATCGACATCGTTAGTGGTGGCTTCCCTTGCCAACCCTACTCAAATGCAGGAAAGCGACTTGGCAAAGAAGATGAGAGACACCTCTTCCCAGAAATGCTTAGAGCAATTCGGGAAATTCAGCCAAGTTGGGTTGTGGGCGAGAACGTTCGCGGACTTACTAATTGGAACGGGGGATTGGTATTCGACGAGGTGCAAACTGACTTGGAAGCTGAAGGCTACGAAGTCCTACCGTTTTTACTTCCAGCTTGTGCCGTCGGTGCGCCACACAGGAGAGACAGAATATGGTTTATTGCCTACTCCGACTTGTATGGATCAAACAAACGCAACGGCAACAATGAAATCAACACAAGTGAAGGAAGGGTCAATGCGTTCAGTAACTCTATCGAGAGCATTAACAATGGGTTTAATACCAACACCACTTGCATCGGATTGCGGAGAGAAAGTAACAGGATTGGAAACACAGGACTCACTTTCAAAAAGAGTGAGAGAAATAACTGGCAAACCTTCCCAACTCAATCCGCTATTTGTAGAGGAAATGATGGGTTTCCCGGAGAACTGGACAACATTACCTTTTCTAAATGGAGAAAAGAAAGCATCAAAGCTTACGGAAACGCAATAGTGCCACAGGTAGCTTATCAAATATTTAAAAGTATTTGTCAATATCAAAAACTTTAGTATATTTTTGCTTTATGACCGCAAACGAATTAACAAAAGAAGCAATCCAGACCCTAAATAAAAACGGGTGCTTTGTATGGCGCAACAACAATCTTGCGGTTCGTGGTCGCACTTTTATAGGTTTAAAAGGAGTGCCAGATGTTGTAGGCTTTCACACACAAAGCGGAGTAGCAGTTTACTGCGAGACAAAAGCCATTGGAGATAAACTTAGCAGCTATCAAATAGCATTCTTAAACTTAGCAAAGACTGCAAATTGTTTTTGTTACATAGCAACCGAAGAGAACGGCAAACTAACCTTAAAAGAATATGAACAAGAATAGCATCATATTAGAACTTTGGGAAAGCCGAGAACTTAAGGAAGCAATAGACAAAATGCAGCCTGAAGATTTACGAGAAGATTTAAGAAGCGAACTATTTAAGGTGCTATGTGAAATGGATGAGGAGCGTTTGATTGATATGCGAACACGCAATGTATTAAAGTTCTACTTAGTTAGAACTATGATTAATATGATGCAAAGTAACACAAGCCAATTTTATAGAACATACCGCAAACCTTTAGAAGTAGAATTAATAGTACACGATAGAGACGAAGAATTGCTTGACAAAATAGAAGATGAGTTATCTAAGATGCATTGGTACAAAGCGGAACTATTACGAGTATACGCTATCAAGCATAACTGCAACGCTAAAGAACTAAGCAGGGTTACAGGCATCCCGTATATGTCAATCCATAGGGAACTTAAACTAACTAAACGAGAACTTAAAAAACAATTACGCAAATGATGAACTACTATGCTAAATTAATTAGGTCTACTACTGATTATCGTAAAAAAAATATAATAAGAAGGATAGTTTCATATAATAAACTTAAACTAATTCAATCTAAATATAAATTTAAAATTTGTAATTTATGATAATTATAGCAGCAATATGCTTTGCAATATTCTTTGTAGAGATACACCAATTCCATAGGAAGTGGAAATTAGATTTTAAGCCTTTTAGTTGCACAAGTTGTTTAGCAGCTTGGACAGGTTTAGCTTTATATTTACTTCCTACAATATGTACCGATGTTATTGCGTTTGTATTTATACCAGGAGTGTTAGCACCTTTACTTTCTAAACTAATGTGGAACTTATGGAAATAGAACACCGCAATTATTTAGACCTGCATAGACCTAACTACGAAATGGTACAGAACGGATATGTGCGTAATATAGATTTAGACATTTTAAAAATGTACGAGCATATCTATAGAAAGTATATGAATGCAGATTTCATATTAACAGTATGGTGCAGCCATTGTATTTTTGATATGATTAAACGCTTATACGAATGGTATGATTTACAACCTAAACCAAAGAAACGTAATGCAAAGGGTAATTAATTTTAGCGGTGGCAAAACTTCTGCTTATATGACTATCCAAGAATATAAGCCAGGAGACATAGTATTGTTTTGCGATACTATGAGAGAACACCCTAAGACCTATAAATTTATTAATGACTTTGAAGCATTTGAAAACATACCAGTAACAAGAATAAGTTATGAAGGTGGCTTTGACGGAATGTTAAAAAAGCATAAAGCATTACCTAATCAATTCAAAAGGTTCTGCACAATAGAACTAAAGATTAAACCGGCTAAAAGATATTTAAGAAGCATAGGGGTAAGAGAATTCGAAAACCTGGTAGGCTTTAGATATGACGAACCAATGCGAGTTAGCAGACGAACTCAAAGATTTAAGAAGGTACACGATAAGTTTCCTTTGTTTGAAAGCAAGGTTACAAAGCAAATAGTAAATGAGTATTGGAGCAAAAAACCTTACACTTTGGAAATACCTTCTATCTTAGGTAACTGCACTTTATGTTTTATGAAAGGAAAAAACGCTATCTTAGCAATATTAAGGGAGTTCCCAGAACTTGCAGACGAATGGATCAATGACGAAAAGAATAGCAAATACACTTACTTTAATGGAGTAACAATAGAAACGCTTAAAAATATATCACAGAATAATTTGTTTAAGGAATTTGATTTAGATAACATAAACCCTGCGTATGAATGCGCTTGTACTACTTAACTATGGCAAACTTTATACACCCTACTGCTATCATTGGCGATAACGTAATTATTGGAGACGGCAATTACATTGGTGCTTATTGTATCATTGGAGACCCTGCCGAGCATAAGAAGTTTTGGCAAAAAGAAAAAGGCAAAGTATACATTGGAGATAACAATGTTATCACAGGACTTGTAACAATAGACGCAGGTACGGAGATTGATACCTTTATTGGTAATAATTGTTTCATTATGAAACACGCACACATTGGACACGATTGCACAATCTTAGATAATGTTACTATAAGCTGCGGAGCAAAAATAGGTGGGCATTCAATTATTGACAAAGGTGCTAATATAGGACTAAACGCAGTTCTACATCAATTTGCAAACGTAGGAGAAAATTGTATGATAGGTGCAAGTGCTTTTGTTAAAGGAGATGCAAAACCTAATACTAAATATGCAGGAGTTCCTGCACGAGAAATCGGCTCAAACATAAGATAATGAAAGTAGCTATTTTATTACTTACACAAAACAGGCACGATTTAACGCAGCGTGTAATTAATCAAAACTTTTACAATAGCGGTTACAATGCGGACTGCTTTTTAATAGATAACGGAAGCGACACCCACGAAACCTTTAACTATCCTTTTGCCGGTTATGACTTATCAAAAGAAAAGCGAGGTATAGCGGCAGGAGTAAACGCAGGACTTAGGCTTACTACTAATTACGATGCAGTTTGTTTATTAGCCAATGACATATTACTTCCTGAGAATTGGTTAGCTAAGTTTGTATTGTTTGCAAAACGAATAGAAAAGACAGGAATAATAGGAATACATTGCGTAGAAGAGTTACCACCAATAATAGACGGAGTACATAAAACACACACACCTTTTGGCGATAACTTTATCACTCGTGAACTTATAGATGCGGTAGGCGGTTACAATACCGAGTATGACCCTTACGGAATGCAAGATAGAGATTACGGAGAACGTGCAACTATTACAGGCTTTACTAACTATTACCTTCCAGATATGAGGTCGGAACATATAGGACACGATGTTGGCAACGGAACGGAATATAGACGAATGAAAGACGAAAGCTTGGCACGGGCGCAAAGCGTTTGGGAAAAATACCAAGACATCTATCACAACCAAAAGAATATAAGATGCGAATACTTTGTATAACTTCAGCTAATAGCGGAGTTGGTTTACATAGAATAATGATGCCAATAGTACACTTAGAAAAAGAGTACGCACTTATTACCGATGTATTAAATGATGAAATACTTGAGCAAGGTTGGGATATTGTGCTAATGAATAGAATGCTTAACGAGATAGATGCAAAGCAAATGGACACTTGGCGTACTAAGTACGGCTTTAAGTTGGTAGTAGACAATGACGATTACTGGGAACTAAACGAAAGCCATTTATTGTATTTAAGATATAAGCTTAACAATATACCTAAACTAATTACCGACTACTTAAAGATTGCAGACCTATGCACCTGCACACACGAAAGGTTAGCAGGAGAGATAAGCCCATTTAATAAAAACGTTCACATCTTACCAAACGCATTACCTTACGGGCAAGAGCAGTTTCAGGATAACAAGACCGAAGATTACAAGGTTAGATTATTTTGGAGCGGTAGCGGAACGCACGAAAGAGATTTAGAAATACTTAGGCAGCCTTTCAAAAGGCTACAAGGTATGAACATAAGAACTGTTATTGCAGGTTACAATGACGGGGAGAAGCCTATATGGGATAAAATGATTGATGCGTTTACTTGCGGACTAAAGCTTAACCCTACAATCTATAACTACGCAAAGGTTACCGAATATATGGGAGCTTACACTGATAGCGATATTTCAATTATACCATTGGTAGATAACAAGTTCAACGCTATGAAGTCCAACCTTAAAGTATTAGAAACGGCTTCTAAAAAGAACCCTGCCATAGTTAGCCACGTTAACCCTTACTTAGATATGCCCGTACATTACGTTAAAAGCCAAAAGGATTGGTATAAACATATCAAAGATTTAGTAAGCGATACGGATATGCGAAAGGAAAGCGGACAAAAGCTATTTGAGTTCTGCCAAAAGAAGTATAATTTTGACGAGATAAATTTAGACCGAAAGTATATTTATAGTAAACTATGCCAGTAATAAAATGCTCAAACGGGAAATATAGAATAGGCTCAGGCGGTTGCGTTTATGAAACCGAGGAAAAAGCAATGCAAGTTTGGAAGGCTATTCTTGCAGGTGGCAAGTTTGCCGAAAGCTATACCGACTACCCCGAAAGTGCAACTAACAACGCAAAGAGGGCAATAGAATGGGCAGAGAAAAATGGTTGGGGTTCTTGTGGAGAAGCAACAGGTAAAGCAAGAGCAAGACAATTAGCAAATCGTGAGCCAATTAGTAGAGATACGATTGCCCGTATGGCTTCGTTTAAAAGACATCAACAACATAAAGACGTTCCTTATAGCGAAGGTTGTGGTGGCTTAATGTGGGATAGCTGGGGTGGTACAAGTGGCGTTGAATGGGCGATTAATAAACTAAAAGAAATAGACGGAAAATAATTTGCATAGTTAATTTTTTTAAACAATTATTATTAATCAACGAAGAAAATTAATGGGGAAACTATGCAGAAACACACACAAATTTATTTGCAGGGAATGGGGTATAAAAAAACGGACTTCATTCCTTGCGAAGTGTGTGGCTTACAAGCGGTAGACATACATCATATTGAGGCGAGAGGAATGGGTGGCAGCAAAGACAAAGACACGATAGAAAACCTTATGGGTTGTTGTAGACAATGCCATATTAAATACGGAGATAAAAAACAATATAAGGAGTTCTTAAAAGAGATACACTTAAAAAATATACCGAATGGCAAAGATTAAAGAAAATAGTTCAAAAGTAAATTTCGGGAAAAGGAAACGAGGCTCGGCTAAGAAGTCCTTTAACAAACATAACCCAAGACCTAAAGATTACAAAGGTCAAGGCAGATGAGAAAACTAAACGCTATTTGGCTACTTCTAACCCACAAAGCTTACTTCCTTGCGGTATGTAAGACGGGTAAAAACGGAGATGATATGACCA